GTCCAGAAAAGCGATCCCCGCGGCCTTGTGCGCAAGCCATGACAGTAGGAAATCGCTCTTGCCGACCTTGGGCGCGCCGCCGAAAACCGTCACGCCGCCGGGTGTGACGATCCGGTTGGAAACAAGATCGGCGGGTGGCGGCGTATCGTCATCCAGGATCTCGCCCATCGAGTAAGTGGGCAGGACGGCGGGGCCGGCTTTGATCGTGATTCGCTCGCCGGCATCGAGAAACGATTTGCAATCGAACCCTTCCACCACAGCATCGGCGGCGTCCCATTTTTGCGGCTTTGATGCGGGCGGTATGACAATCGCCACCGACCGGCAGCCGGCCGCTACACACGCCTGGGCGGCAGCCTCGGCATAGTCCCGGCCCGGCGCATCGTGGTCCGGCCAGATCAGCACATCTTTGCCCTTCAGCGGCGCCCAGTCGGTCTTGTCGATCGGTGCTTTGGCACCGTTCATGGCCGTGGTGGCCACGATGCCGGATCCGATCAATGCTTGTGCGCACTTTTCGCCTTCAACCAGCACCACCTGCTTGGCCGAGCGTATCGCCGGCTGGTTGTAGAGCGGGCGCGGGTCCGGCGCACGCGGCAGCCTTGCACGCACATCCCATGGCCTGAATTCTTTCCCCGACGGCGGGTCGTAGCGATACACCCGGGCGATCAGGGTGCCGTCCCCGTTTTGATAATCCCAATAGGCGGTGTAGGGGCCCAGCTCATCAAGTTGCTGTGGGCGCGCCTCGCGGTGGGGGCTGTGGGCAGGGGACGGCGCGACGCCCAGCCACTGGCGCACCTCATCCAGCACGCGCGGAAAGTCACTCTGAATCACCAAGCCGCGGGACAGCGCCCACGCATCGAACACATCGCCACCCATGTCGGCAGCGAAGTCGAACCACAGCCCACGGCGTGAGCCTTCCATCTCAAACACCAGACTCTTTCCGGCTGACCCCTCGATATCGCCCACATAGAACTTGCCCCCGCGCAGCCGCCCCTGTGGGAACAGGAACAGCAGAACGGATTCAAGGCGGTCGATCAGCGAACGGCGCAGTGCATCGACATCATCAACCGGCGTGGCCTGATGATCGCCTGCAGTGTTGAAGTCGAAGTAGGCGGGCGCATGCATCAAGACCCACCCCAACAGCGTTCCTGCCACGAACAGAAGCGGCACTCCTGGTGGGTCGGTGTGGTCGAGAACCGTGGCAGAACTTCGCCAGCATCGGTGGCAGTGATCACGCGCACCGCCCGGTCGGACATGCGTTGCGCCAGCCCGCCATCGAATGGCACCAATTCGAACCAGATCTCCTGGCTGTCCTTGTTGATCGCGGTGAACAACGCCGGGTTCTGTGAAATGCCCGGGATGCTCACTTCCATATACGCCTGGTAGATCGCCATCTGCGCGGCATAGACCGGCTTGGCTTTGGCCACGCCGTGTTTCACCGTGTCGCGCCACGATTTGTCGTTCATGGTCTTGCATTCCCAAAGCGCCGGGTAGCGCATGTCCAGTGCGGCGGGGCCGTCGTGCAGGATGCCGTCGACATGCCCCTTGATCCGGCCGCGTGCCACCGAGAACCCGAACTGACCGCCCGATGCCTTGCGGGTGTAGAGGTCGAAGCCGATCAAGCGCAGCCAGCGAATGGCGAGGTCTTCCAGTTGGTGGCCCACCTCGAAGACCCGCAGCAGTCGGCCGGAGAACTCCCGCCCCGGATCCGCCGGCGTGCGGGTGTACTCGAACTGGAGCGCACGCTCGCACGCGACCCCGAGGCGCGATGCACCCAGATAATCACGCGGCGTCTGGGCATCGCGCTCCTGCGCCAGTGCTTCATCAATGAGCGCGCCGACCTGCTCATGAAATTTCGGGCGGTGGTTGAAATCCAGCATCACACCCGTCCTTGGCTTCGCGTAGCGGTTTGACTGGCCAGGCGCTGCTCGAGAAACGCACGATCCCTCTCGGCCATGCGTTCATGCTCCTCAATCATGCGGTGTTGATACGCGGTCACCACCACGTCGATCAGCGTGAGCACTTCTTCCCGGCTGTAGTCGGCCAGCGGCCGGTGCATACCGATCGAGCCGACGTATTCACCCAGGGGCCCCAGGCAGGACTGCATGGCCGCGATTTCCATGTCACTGGGGTCGATCATCTGTCCCTCCGTTTTTGTCATGAGCTTGCAAAAGGCGTCCTGACAGCGGCGGGAGCAGAACACCCACTTGTCGTTGTGACGCGCAGGATTGGAACGGGGTACGCGCGGGTTGAACCACCCGTAGCCCCTCGCTGTGCGATGACAGGCGGCACATTTCACGCAACCTCCATCGTTTGGTGGGCATCGGCGTCGTGGGCAGCGTCGACAAGCCGCACGATGGCATTCCGGTTGAACTGAAAGGCGAGCAGGGCCGAGGCTTGGTAGCGAGTCAGGCCGAAATCTGCGCGCAGAGCCTGCGGCAGGTATTGCAGCTGCTTGGGCGTGGGCGACTCGTTGAGCCAACGGCGTGTCTTGTAGGCAGAGTCCTCCGATTCATGGTCATTGAGCCAGTCATCCGCGCGGGCCATGCACACAGTGCGCTCGCCCACGGCCAACAATCGGGGGCTGAGCCCCTTGCCGCCCCCGATTGCGTGCCAGCGACCATTGAGAAAGAAGATCCCGCCCCAGGCGTTGAAGCCCGTTGCCATCAGCGCGTCGTCGCTGGCAAAGAGATCGAACCACCGAAAATTCGAGCGCTTGAGCAAGTCGATCTCGCTCATCACGAACTGGTCCAGAACATCGTCCTCGGGGTGTTCCGGGCGCTCCCAAGCATGGTCACAAAACGGACAATCCATCACCGCCAGCGGCACGATGGCACCGCAGTTCGGGCAGTCCTTGGTGGGCGCATCGCCATCGTGCAGGTGCCCATCCAGATTGACCTCCTGCTCCAGCGCACCATGCATCAGGCTGGCGGTGCCGAAGTCAAGCACGATGCAATCGGTCTTGACCACCCCGGGAAATTCCTGCGGATCGACAGTGCGCAGCCCCCGGCCCACCATCTGGATGAAGGTGGATTTGTAAGAGCTGGGGCGCAGCAGCACCACGCAGGATGTGGGCGTGTAGTCATAGCCCTCGGTAAGCACCGCGACATTCACTACCACCTGCGCGCTGCCGTTTTCAAAGGCGGCGAGACGTGCCTTGCGCTCTCCGTTGGGCAGCTCACCATCAATCAGAACAGCCGTGATGCCGGCGCGGTTGAATGCCGCGCAGACATCCGTGGCGTGCGCAACGGTCGAGCAGAACACGATGGTCTTGCGATCGTTTGCCTTGGCTTGCCAGTTGCGGATCACCGACTCCGTGATGAGTGTCTTGTTGAGGATGGATTCCACCTCGCTCATATCGAAGTCGATCGCGGTGCGACGCACCCGGCGCAAGGCCTCCTGCGCGCCCACGTCGATGACATAGGTGCGCGGCGGAACGAGGTGTCCGCTTGCGATCATCTCGCCCAGCGTGATCTGGTCCGCGAGATTGCTGAAGACCTCGCGCAGACCCTTGCCGTCGCCCCGGTTGGGCGTGGCGGTCAGGCCGCAGATCGCAGCCTTGGGGTTCTTGACCAGCACCTGATCGATGACGTCCCGATAGCTCGGTGACACGGCATGGTGGGCCTCGTCGATCACCAGCAAATTCAGTGCCGGTATCTGGTCGAGGTTGGCCCGGCGCGACAGCGTTTGCACCATCGCGAAGGTGGCGTGGCCATCCCACGATTTCTCGTTGGCATCAAAAACCGATGTCGAGAGCCCCGGGTTCACGCGCTCGAATTTCGAACGGTTCTGCCCGGTGAGTTCAGTGCGGTGGGCCAGGATGCAGGCCTTGGCATCGGGCTCACTCAACAAGCTGCCAGCCACGGCTGACAGCATGATGGTCTTGCCCGACCCGGTGGGGGCAACGGCAAGCGTGTTGCCATGCTCGTCGAGGGCCGCAAGGGTTCTCTGCACGAGCAAGGTTTGGCGGGGGCGAAGGATCATGGCATCTCCCCCTTACTGCGCCCAGCTGGGGCGACCCGGCACCGGCGCGCGTCCGCTTGCCTGGGCATAGGCATTCGCCGAGGGTGCGCTCGCCGCTGTCGGGGCCACGCCGCTCATGTGCGCGGCGTAGTCCGTGTGGTCCGGCGTGATGGCGGATTTGATGACGCACTTGTCCTGCCCGTTCAGATCCTTTTCCCAATCGACCTTGCCCAGAAACTCGATGCCCTCGAGATCGGAAAATCCACTGATGCGGCGCGCGTTCTGTGCGGCGGGGCTGTTATCGCTCGGGTTGATGCCACGCGCGGAGTTGAGGATGGCCTTGATGAAGGTTCGCCCCATGTTGGTCCATTCAGACCCCTTCGGGCTGTAGAGGCCGATGTTCGACCACATCTTGCGGCGGGCAAAGGGGCCGTCGAGCACCACGAACTCGCAGTTCAAATACACCGAGCCAGTGGTGGTGCTTCGGGTGGCATACCCACCAGTCCA